TAACCACTCGTCTTTCCACGAGGATGCAGAAGCATCTGCCATCTTCAAGTCCCAATCAATTTCACCGGTAGCTTTCTTTTCCATGATGACAGCTTCAGCTTTTGCTTTGGCTACCTTCGCACCAGTTTCGGCTTTGGTCTTTTCAACCTTACCTTCTAGCCACGTTCCGGCTAGGTTTGATATTGGTCCGATTAGGGCTGCTAACATTTCCATCTCTTTCGTGCTTGACGTAAGCGACTATTAGGGTTTGCTGCTGCTTTAGGAAACTTCTTCATCTGCCCAGCAGACCGCGCACAGTAAGACTTGCGACGTTTAGCTGCTGCGCTTCCCGGCTTTACCTTCCCGGTAACAGCAGTCTTTAGCTTGCTACCGGGATTTGCTTTACGATACGCCTTTACACCAGCCGCTGTCATCCCCGCCCCAGACTTCGTAGGACGGAAGTTCTTTTTGTTACGGGCTGGCATGTTGTCAGGTTTTCTAGGCTTTCTTGGTGGCACTTTTCTTCCTTCGCTTTCCCGATGCAGTAACAGACCATTTTACTCTAGCTGGTCCTGTCTTCTTAGCCGCTTCTTTCTTGGTTATACGACTAGCGACTTTGGCAGGTCTACAAGCTGGATAGGGACGTTTCTTTTTCTCTGAACCAGAACGACCGCATTTCTTTCCGGTCTTTACGTCCCGCCAATCTTCCTTGAACCATTTAGTTAAGCCGCCTTTAGGTTTAGCCATTAGGCATACGTCCCGCCACGCTTCTTGTATGTCTTGACCAACCAAGCATTTGCGTATGCGCTTGGGTAAACGTCAAACTTACGTTTAGCTTCGGCTTTTACTTTTGCATATAGAGCTTTGTTCTTAGGTGTAGGACTTTTTGTCTTTTTAGCTGCCATAGTGTATTTACCCCCGGCAAAGGTTATTGCTTATAACATAAATTATAATAGGTGTCAAGGGGGCAAGTTGCCCTGCCCCCAAGACTTTTTAGTTAGGAAATGGTTGCAGTCTGTTCAGTCTGCGGACCACCTGTACAATCAGCAATAACTGCCCAGACGTTGACTTTAGCGTTGATAACACCAACGGCGACAGTCAAGTCAATTGTATCCGCACTTGAGTAAAAGTTCGGAACAGTTGTTGCAAGGATTGGGGTTTCCTGTCCAGCAGCAGCAGGAGTAGAAGCCGCTACGTAGCGGTCTACATCTGTGTCGCCAAGTGACAGCGTACCGCTGTTGCCAGCAGAGTCAGCAGTCAAGACGTTGTAACCAGCGGCAAGAACCAAAGTACCTGCCTGTACGCCCAACACTTCTACAGTCTCAGTAGATGTGTGGGTGAACTTGCTGAAATCAACAACCTCGCTGATAACCTTTACGTTAGCACCAGCAGCGGGAAAACCGGAAGTTCCGGCACCAGTAATTGTAGCCATTTTTCAGTCTCCCTTAAGCAACAGTATCTACAACACCGCGAACGAGTGCTTCTGGGCGAAGGACTTTACGTCCAAACACATGAAGACCACGAACGATGTCGGAGAAGGTTTCAGTTGACCGAACTACTTCGGTTTTTGCAATGTGAGATGCAGTTGCAACGGCTGACATGTGACCAGCCAAAACAACAGACTCACCATCTGCTGCAGCAACACCAGTGATGCTGATTGCATCTGTGCCGCCCGCTACCAGAGCAGTTGACTTGTAGCAGTTAAAGCCAGCAATCTGACCCTGCATTACAAGACCGTTCCGTAGTGGTGAGGTGCCGTCGCCAGTTACCTGAACTTCTGCAAACTTTGCACCGGCTGAGAACAGCTTGGCGTAGAAAGCAGGAGAAGCAACGAACCAACGGTTCTCTTCTGGAACAGACTGCTCGTCAAGTTCTTTTGCCATTTCTAGCATCAGGTTGACAGCGTTGTCTGGAGCAGTGTGAACTGCAATTGGTGTACCAGCAGTACCCAGAGCAGTGTTGGTGTTCAACAGACCACCAGCAAGTGATGCGTCATCAGCACCGGCAAGGCCAGCACCGTCAGCAATTGCTTGCAGGACGTTGAAGTCGTACTTGCGCTTCAAAGAGTATGCACCTGATGAGGTAGCAAGAGCTTCGAAGTTAACATGAGACTGACGCTCTTCGATGTCGTCAATCTTGAACGCAAATGCGTTTGCTTGGTCAACAACCATTGTTGTCTGGTCGTCAGCCAAGTCTTGTGGGTTAACCACAGAGCCACGTGAGTAGCTGCTTACTGTGATTGTAGGTTCTTTAATGATACGTACTGTATCGCCAAAGTTCTCAATTTCCCCCGCGTAATCGGTATTCGTGATGTCTTCAGCAACCGAAGCGCGACGGAAAAACTTGAGGACTTTCTGGCTAAAGATTTCCGGTGTAAAGTTACCGGAAGGCAGGTTATTGTAACCTGCAGCGCGATTAAAAGCCATCTGCTTTTCCTTCCATTTTGAGGTTTATTCTAAGAGTTGAAGTCGATTCGCCCTTCAGACCGTGCCGCGTCCAATTCGCTTTCCAGCTTTTCGAACTCGTGCGCTTTCATCTTGGCGATTTGTGAAGCTTTCCAAATCCGTTTACCGTCTGTAGTTTCAGCCTTGATTTCCCGTGCTGGGGTTTTTGTTACGGCTTCTGCTGCAGATGCAGACTTGGTTTTCTTCTTGGTAGTCGTTAAGCCTATGTCGGCTTTGTAGAGGTCTACTACCCGTGCCGCCCATTTCGCATCCGTACTGTTCTTGTAGATGCCATCAGCGATAGAGCTTGGCTGCTCTTCTAACCATGTAAGAAACTGTTGGTCTGCTTTGATGTCATTAAAGTCTGGGTGGGCATTGAGAAGCTGCTCATAAGCTTTTTGTTTCTCTAGTTCCTTTTCCCGTTCCTTAATTGTACCTAGTTCTTCACGGAGTTTTGCAACCTGTGTTTCGGTCTGCATACTTGAAACCGTCTGAACAACTTCGAAGACATCTGGATAACGTTCTTTAAACTCATCCAACTCTTCTTGTGTTCGTGGTGGCGTTACGCCTCGCGGCATTTCTGCTGCACGGTCTGTCATTGTTTTTCTAAGGGTTTCGATTTCGCCTTTGAACTCGTTCACCTTGTCGTCGTAATGACGTTTCAAGTCGTCATACCTTTTTTTGTAGTCGTGGTCCTCACTGGTTTCTTTCTTTGATTCCACGAAACTACTGCCCTTGTCTTCGTCCTGAGTAGCCGCTTGGCCTTCTGCGGGGTCAGTCTCCTGTTGGGCTTCTACATTCTCCTCGTCTTCTTCGTCTTTGTAGACTTCATCCCGGTATTTTCCGCGATACAGGCTATCGTTGTTGACGGTTCCAAACGAGTCGTTTGCTTTGTTGGCACGGTGGCCTCTTGCTTTTGCCATTTTATTTACCTCACTAGCGGGGCCACATGGCTGTGGGTAGCCGCTCCGGTTGTGCTGGGGCCACGAACTCGTGGGTAGCCAGCGGATTCTTTAGGCTAGGAAACCGCCCCGCGCTGCTTGGACAGGCTGCTGCCCATTCTCTGCTATGCGCTGTTCGGTTTTTCTAATGCCTCGTTTATTAATCTTTTCTAGGCGGTCTTCGCCAATAATCTTTACTAGGTGTGGGGCTACGGTTACTTCGCCACTCGACACCGCAATATCTACAAGGTTTGAATGCCGTTCGAAGTCGTCTGTAGACAGACCCCGGCGAACCGCTTCCTTCTGGGCATCCATAATCATCTTGCGGATATCTTGTTCTCCCGCGAACTCGACGGCAGCCGCATTTATAACATACGTACCCTCTGGAGCCTTCATAGGACGGTCGTCAGCGACTTTATCGGCTTCGGAGACCTGTGATGGCGGGCGGTCTACAAAACCAGTCTGTGAGGCTTGTACCCCCGGTGGCGGGGTTCCCATTGCGTAGCCCTGTACTTTACCGCCCTTGGCGTGGGAAAGACCGAAGCCGCCGCCAGCACCATATCCAGCTTCGTCTCCTGAAGGTCCTTCATATCCGCCATCACCGCCGCCACTACTTCGTTCAATCTCTCTCTGAGATTGGCTGGCTCTCGCATCATTATAAGCATCTTGAGCCGCTTGTTCCTGCTGTCTGCTTGCCTGCGCCTTGGCAGCCTTTTGTGATTTGATACCAGAAATAATGTCTTTTAACTTGCCCTCTCTTTTACGTGCAGCAGACAATGCTTTAGAGGCTTCAATTTCAGTAATGCCATAGGTTTCGGCAAGAGATTTTAAATCACTTGCGCGACCCAGCATTGAAACACGACCAAACCTGTCCATGTAAGCACCAGTATCGGTATAACGACCACCACCTGAAAGCTGACCACTGTACCCCGCATCTTCGAACCTAACCGCATCTTTACCTGTGTAATCGAAACCCAAGGTTCCACCGAAGGTACTTGGGACAAACCCCCGTTGCACAGCTTCAATGCTTCTTAAAGTATTGTTGTCTAGGCCGCGTGTGTTTCCTGTATAGGTTCCGGTTCCGGCCTTGCGGGTTATGCCGCCTGCTCCGGGGCCGCTTCCGAACGACATGGCGAAGCCGAAATCTCTTCGGCCTTCTGATATACTTCCATAAAGGTCTTCGTCCGGGTCGTCTATGGCATCTTGCAAATCACTGCTGTAGGCCCGTGCAACCGCCCTATTGTGCGCCATATCTGCGTACTGTCTGGCGTGAACCGCGTCTGCAAACTGACCCAAGATACCATCTGGTCGTGCGCTGATGTTTCCAAAAGCATTTGTTACAGTGGTGGTGCTAAGCAAAGAGGAACCTGCAAGAGCTAACATAGGGTTCGTGGCTGCTAAAAATCCCTTCGCGGCAGTTTTGGCATCGGGCTTTGTAGCACCCTCAACTATGTCGGTTCCAACACGGTCAGCAAGCCCCTTGGTTCCCGCTGAAAAGTCTATGTCCCCTAACCTACCAGATGTGAGAGGTTCCATGACGTTTGAAATAAAGTCTACCCGGTCTGCCATTCCCGGTGGTTTTTCAGCGGATAGATAGTCAGAGTAAGAATCGTAGGTGCTATATGCGTCAAAGTTGTTGTACTCTATCCCAGTCCCACCCGGAAACATTGAACCACCTACAAAGTCTCCTTGGATACTTGTGGCATCTAGAACATTAAGGGCATCGTCTTGGCTGTCGCCGCCACCCTCACCAGCTATACCATACTCTTCCAGTTCCGTAATATCATCAGGGTCGACGACATCAATACCCGTATCTTCCAAGATACTTGTATCTAGGGCCTGTCTGTAAAAATCAACAGGGCCAGAAGTATATGTATCCCGGCTAATAGCTTCAGGAGTAAAGAAGGATGGTGGGTTAGTTGCCATTTTTAACTATTGCCTCGTGGTTAACTTTCAACTGAAGGAGCGTTTCCAGTAAAGCCGCTTTCCCCTGCAGTTGGCGCAGTTCCGACTCCGATTGTGCCGTTACCAGACCCCTGTGCGTCTGTTCCTTCAGGACTTGAAGATACGCCTCCAGCCCCTGCCATACCTGCGGCTGTGCCATCAGCGGCCCCAGCAGCTTCGCCTGTTCCTTGCTGTACATTTGCCATCATTCCTTTTAACATCTGTGCGTAGAGTTGTGCTTGGTTGGCATCGTTGACTAGGCTGTCTGGGTCGATATCTTGAGAGATAGCCAGTTCCCGCATCAGGTTCGGTATCTTGATGAATGGTGCCAGCATCGGGTTTGCAACGGTTTGCAACAGGGACGTTAACCGCTGTGTGCGAACCTCTTTTTGCATAACGGCTGCAACGCCGCGTGGTTTAATTTCTAAGTCACCTTGAATGTCTTCTGCGTCTTCGTTGAACTGCATGTTCCACTGGAAGTAGGCTTCGCCCAGAGGTTTCAAAAGCATGTCGTCAATGTTCTTGATGACGGTCTTCATGGATAAGCCAGCAGACCCCATGAGCATGGATAAGCCTGCAGCGGTTCGCCCAGTTCCGGTTACTCCTGTCTGTCCGTGCATGATTGACGGGATGCCTGTCTCTTCATCAGCAAGCTGACGACTAATCTGGTACATCTGCAGGTTTTCTCCTGCGGTGTTCGGAAACTTCAAGCCGTTGATGGCTGTTCCGGTAACACCAGACTGACGACGGAATATCTTGCCGGGGAAAATATCCATGTTCTGTCCCGGTACGAGACTAGCTTCATCTACGTCAAAGACAAGGTTGCCTGCAAGAGCCAAGTTGTCAATAGCCATGCGAACATGTCCGTTCATCAACTTCTGGGCATCTTCCATGTTTTCCGCTACGCCAACGCCCCAGAGTTGGTATGGGTTGACTTCATAAGGAAAGACTTGGAAAGGAATACGTGCTGGTGTGAACGGGTTCAGGACACAGCGAATAACCATGTTTCCGCAAACCCAAACATTAACCTGTAGTTCGTCGAACTCTGACATTTCGTCAGCTTCAGAAAGACCGGCTTCGTAGGCCATCTTGGAATCGAGAACACCCCAATATTCTAGGACTTCATAACGATTACCTTGATAGTATGCCTCTGTTTCATCCTCACGAATAGTGTCTTCATAATACTTGTCCTCGTAATTAGGACCTTTGGCAAGACACTCTTCAATAGCTTCGGAATTAAAGTGGGGACGTTTAATCAACGCACGAAGCTGCTGGCGGTTCATGCGGTGACGTTGAATAACATATTCGCAGTCATCAATGCTAGTAGCAGATGGGTCTGGGTGGAAATCCCACACAGATACCATTTCAATCCGTGGAACGGTTTTTTCATCGGGGTTGTAAAAGCGTTCGCCGTTTTCATCGCGTTCCCATTTGTGAACACGCTTGAAGAAATTGAACGGACCCTTTACGATACCTGTCCCTAAAAGGGATGACTCAAACACAGCGTTACGCATAACGTTGACTGCATTCGTGTCGGTTAGTTGGTCGTGAATAACTTTTTCCATCCGAAGGGCTGCTTCTTGGGCAGGGCTAATCTGAGGTTCGCCCATTCGCGCAGGTCCTGCTGCTAGCTGTACGCCTTCATACTTTTTATTCAAGCCACCTAAGAAGTCACCACCCGGCCCTGCTTGTAATGAACCCGGAGCTAGTTCGCGACCATCTCCTGAAAATCCATAGGGGTCTTGTGGCTGGTTCTGGTCCAGTGGAGTTTCCATGTGAGCAAACTCCGCAATACCTTCTGGTACAGGAGTCGATTCAACAACAAGCGGAAACTTCTTGTTTGCGAACAGGATGTCGATTATCTGACCAAAGGCTGCAAGAACCTTGGTCTTGGTAATACGAACAAACACCTTGGACCGCTCTGAATCACGATACTGTGTAGTAGAATCGTAGATACCTCTAAAGTTTTTATATGCCTGTAGCCAACGCTGTTCGTGGGCGTATCGTCCGTTCTCAGCATCTTCGAACTTTGAATTGACATACGCGGCAAGGCCGGGCATAAGTTCTTCAGGAGCAACTACAGATACGGCGGTATCATCTTCAGGCTGGAGAAAGTTATCTTCTGACATCTGATTTTAGTAGTCGCGTTCTTCAGCCATTTTCATAACTGAGGGGTCCACTGCCGTTTTAGTCATCTTCTTTGGCATGTCCTCAGTCAGAACGCCTTGCTTTGCCATTGTGTTGAACTCAAGACCTTCACGATACAGCTTGGCTGCACCACCTTGGTCGTCAACTGATGTTGTATCTGAGTTCATAATGTAAGCGGCACCCATCTTATCCATGGTACTCTCCTTATCTAGATAAAAAGCCTTCGTCTCTAACAGGGGCGGCTTGAGGAACCCTGTCAGGTTCTGGAATCATGCCAGAATCTTGTGTGGCAAGTCGTGCCATCATGTCTTGGTCTGTTTGTTCTACTTCTCTAGCAGGAATAAAATCTTGTCCGGCGTAGGGTCCGGCAGGGTCTGCGGGGCGGTCCTCTGGGCGGAGTTCGCCGGAAGCTAGTTCACTAGGAGCCAGCATCATTGGAACTGCAGCGGCGGGGGCAGCACCAAAACCAACCGTCCTTGCTGCTCCCTCTAATCCCATTTCTGTAGCTATGGCTTGTCCAGTTTCTAAAGGTGCCTCTACAAACTGACGACCAATCTCTAGAAGAACAGCACCCTTTACGCCCTTGCCTAATTTGTCTAGCATTTTAGAAAGAAGGCTATCCGTATTCACACCCTTTGCAATAGCTTTATCTGCCATTCCGGGAAAAGCTTCGTCTACGGAAGCAGGGGTAACGGGTTGTTTAGCAACCGGAACCTCTTCGCGAACCGGAAGGTCAAAGTAACCCTCATATCCTGCGGTTTGGGTCGTGATGCGAGTTTCTGGCATCGGGATTTTGGATTGGATATCGAAACCAGCATCCTTGGCAGCAGTTCCCCAAAATTCTGCGAACATGTTGGCATTCTGGCGGTCAACCTCACCAACTGCACCCGGAAACGCCTGCTGATAAGTTGTCAGTTCACCTGTGCTGCTCTTACCCGCTGATTTCAGGCTACGACCTTGCAAATAAGCGAGGCGGTCTTGGTCTACACCAATTGATTGACCCACAGTAGCGTGGATGTTACGTAAAAGGGCCGAACCTTTCTTACCAGAGAAGCCTGCAGGAGCCAAACTGTCAAAATAACGGCCTGTACTGGCATCGAAAGCGATATCCTTGACCTTGACATCTTTTAACAAGTCTGTCATGTCTGCAGATGTAACAACTTTACCATTTGGCTTGACAAAGAAATTTTCTTTGTTGCCAGCAGCTAGGTTTTCTTGTAAGATGCTATCTGCAATCGGGTTCAAGGGGATGTTCACGGCTCGACCCTTGGCACCTTTGGTTTCTGCCTCAATGTAGATAGCACCGCTATCTGGCTTGTAGGCATTTAACTGAAGACCGGCAGCAGCGTTAGGACGAAGACCAGTGTTGAGGTTAAAAATGATTGCTTGTGCAATAGCTTTGGTGTTAGGGTTGTCAAGATACTTGGCGACACCCGCGAACAGTTGGCTCATCTTGGCTTTATCTGGGTTGATAGCAACCTCTGATACGGCCTTTGCTGGTTCGCTACGTCCAAAGATACGGTTGTTTAAATCTGTGTTCGGAGCCTTATCTGGCAACAGCTTGTATTCTGGTGTGTCAGGACCAAGCGAACCCTTTAAGGTTAAACCGACTTGGCGAAGGTTTTGCATCGCTGTTTTTACAGTCGATGTATCCTCAGTGCCTTTAAAAGTCTTTGAAAGAAGAGTGTTTCCTTCGGGGTCCTTTTCGAACAGCCGTAGGGCGGAGCCGGGTTCATCTGCAATGTCTTTAAAAAATTGTAATGAAGAAGTAACAAACGCCTTACCCCGCTTCGACTTCTCAGCGTAGGATTCAGCAACTTCACGGAGAGTAGCGGTTTTGGGGTCTAGTTCTGCCACGGGTTGATTTGCTGCCTTCGGTGTTTTTGCTGTTGTTATATTCTTGGATGCAGATGCGCCTTTTTCTTGCATCTCCATAGTCTTGCCAAATTTCTTTTGATAATCCTTAAAACTTTTCTCTTCGAACATTTCAGGTGCTTCTAAACGAATGGCATCTGCAATGCTAAATTTTGCATTTTCATCTGCAAGCGGAAAGCCACTAAAATCTAAAAACGCTATGGCTTGTTCGGCAGTTAATTTTTTAGGCGTTTTTACTCGTGTTTGACCCGGTTTTCCCCCAAAAGCCTCGAACAGTGCTTTCATATCCTCATCAGAACTGTTTTCAATATAGGGGATGTCCATATATTGTCTGAAAACAACTAAAGCATCTTGTACAATCTTTTGGGCAGTACCTTTTCCTTTATTGATGTTTGTTATCTCTGCCACGACTAATATCCAAATGTAGCATCATAGGGCTTAAAGGTCTGGTCCTTTATCCCCTGAAGCGTTTTATGTATAGATTGATAACCAGATGTTCGCGTCATAACCATATATCGCAACGCATCATAGGCATGGTCCTCTGCTCGCGTGTCTACATCTTCGCTGTTAGTTTTGGAGAGTGGAATGCCTGATAACTGTGCAATGATATGCTTACAAGTGGAAAAAATCCGCATACGGGGTTCTTTGGAGTATGGGTCGTCAGCAAGCCGCCTGTGTAGTTCCATTTTTCCTTGAAGACGGTTGCGGTCTGAGGGAGTCCACCTAACCCCGGCCCTCATCATAGTTTCTGCGATTGATGGGCCGAATCCGGTTTTGTTCCAGCAGGAAGAGTCAAGGACCGTATAGTGTGGTGTAGGGTCTAACTCTTCACATTCTAATATTTTATCAGCCAATTGCTCTGCTGTCAAGTGTTTTACGTAAAGTTCACGATAAACCCAAATATTATTATCCCAGTCAATAGCACCCCACAGAACACACGACGGCGACGAGTAGCCGTAGTCGGCGGCTCGTATGCGGGGCCAGTTCGTGGGAAGGTCAAAATGTTCGACCACATGTCGTGTCCTTGAAAACTCTGGGAAGGCCGCTCCCTCTGCCACATCCCAATCCCCTTCAAGAAGCCGTCTACGCTCGACTTCTGGGAGTGACCGAAGCATGGCCTCGTACTGACCATCTGCCATCAGGAAGGGGTTATCTGTCAGCCGTGCTGGGATAAACTTGCGGTAGAACAGAGGCTGACCTGCTTTTGGATGATTTTCAGGCCACACGAAAGTACGGCCTGTCTCTAGGTCTTTAGCCCCGAACGCCTTATTGGGTTCGTGAGCATCAATGTACATCTTCTTGACCCACCAGCCACCAACACCGCCGGGGTTTGCTGTGCAGCGCATGGTCAGGTTCTTTTGTAGTTCAGGGTCTGTTGAACGGAGACGAGAACGCAAGTAATCCCAGACGTAGCTCGACGGGTATTGAGTTATCTCATCTATGCCAATCCAGTTGAACGCCTGTCCCTGAAAACGGGTAACGTCTTTGTCCCTGTCGAGATAGGTGAACCACATGGTTGCACCAGACGGGAACACCCACGTTGACTTCGACTCGCGGAAGATGGCTCCGGGAAAAGCCTTGGGGTATAACTGCTTTGACTTGTCGATGAGTTCTGTTAGTTCGTCTAACGTGCGGCGAAGAAGAAGTCCACGATGATTAGCATTGTGACAATAGCGTAAGGGGTCAGCAAGTAGAGCAAACGACTTGCCTCCGCCAGCGGCTCCCCCATAGAGTACATCTTGTTCAGGGGCAGAGAGGAAATCTTCTTGAGGCCCCTCGTTAGGTTTAAATATAACAGGCGTGTCATCTATCAGGTCCGTTACGGCTTGGGGTAATACATCTAAATCACCAGCGTCTACTACGCGGGTCTTGTTGCCGTTCAGGGCATCTTGTATGTTCGCGGCTGCGGCAGTTAGGTCCTTGACCTTCTTGCGCTTGCGAGCAACACGAGTTTCTTCACGTTGCTGTTGCTTCTTTGCATTCCGCAACTTCATCTGCACAGAACGCCGCGCACGTTCCCGGTCACTAATCTTGTGCGTGGTTTTGGATTCGCCGGGTCTTTTCTTAGGTCTTCCGACCTTGCCTAAGTCTTCTGGGTTCGGGGGGACTAGGACTCTTTTGCGTGGGGCCACGGGCTAATCGTCGTCGTCATCTTTACGGACGATGATTTTCATACCGTCTATTTCTTCGACGGTAGTCTCTGCAGACTTAGCTGCTTTACGAGTTTTGCCGGTCAACCCTGCTTTTTCTGCAAGGTAGATGATTGCAGATGAAAGAGGAGAACCTGCCTTTGGGTCCGTTGCAATTTCTTTATAACTACGAGAAGGAACAGTACCGTCCTTATTTAAAAGTGTGCGTGTTTTTTTTGACATAACCTCAATCCTTATTTCCTTGGGCCTTGCGACCACGGCAAGATGACATCTTCTTCACACCGCCCTTGGGGGTGCCGTACCGGTAGCCGGGGACTTTGCCGCCCTTGGCTTTGGCTTTCTGTTCGCGAACCTCGTAGCCGAACTTCTTCAACTGAGACTTCAGGAACCGTGATGCTTCTGCGTCTGACATTTCTTCTTTTCGTGCGAAATCCATAACACGAGACACAACCTCATCGTAGCTAGGTTTTTCAGGTGATAGGGCTTTCATTGCGTTTCTTGCTAGTTCCATAACTTTATCCGTCTATGACGACCTCTTTCTTGGGTGGCAACAGGACAACCCCGTGGATTGCCTGTACGTTGTGGTTCATTGTTTCCTGTTTTGCGATACCAACGCGGTTCAGGATGCTTTCCGCTGCCTTCATCCGCAAGTCATCTCCACGTTCGATGTCAGGGGCCGTTACGAGGCTTGCCAACTTGTTCGCGGCTGACAAGGAGTGGCCCGCTAACATGACTTTGGTGCGTTCGATGATTTCATCGGCTAGACGTTCCTTTAACCACGTAACTGACTTGGGGGAATAGCCAACGAGTTCGGCAGCAACGGTCATATTGCCGTTGTTTTCGAACAAGGCATCTAGGAACTGCTCCTGCTTTTCAGTTAGGGCAGCTTTTTTATTTGTCTGGGGTAATAAATTCATAAGGATTTACGTTGAAGTACCTTTTATGTTGGTACACTTCCATTTTATATTTAGTTCAAAGAGATTCACACTCTTGGCAAACTCTGCCATTTCGTCGATACGACGGATGCAGTCGGGTTTACTGGTGTAGGGACCTCTTGTGTCGTTCAACTCAACACATTCTTCGGGTGCTGCAGCTAAACATATCAGTAGGGCAGCTTCGAACATGGTGTTCTCCCGCGAACATGTGGCATACCCTTGTATTATGGGGGGTTTTGGAACCCCTGTCAACCCGTTTCCTGCATGGTTTACCATAAAATAACCAAAAATGAAAAAAAGGTGTTGACAAATCGTGAATTTGACTGTACCATGGGACTAGTCCTGCCGGGGTAAACCCTATATCCACCCCGGTTCTCCCCCGGTACCCCCAAAGGTTCGCAAAGTTACCCCCTGTTGGTTCGCCCAGCGGGGGTTTTTTCTTTGGGGACCCCTGTCTCCCCAATGGTTCGCAAATTAACCATACCGATAACCTAAAAAGTAGAAAAAATATGTCGGGTTTGCATAGCAAATGCCGGGGGGGTGGGGTGTCCCTCGCGTACCCGCGCACGGTCAGAAATTTATTTCGTTTTGTCACATCGCCGATACCTTAACCCCGCGAACATAAGCCAAACCCCGCGAACACACACACTAAACCCCGCGAACATACGCGCCCGCCCGCGCCCGTGTAGTTGATTTGTCATGCCGGATAGATTGGGGGATGGCCTTTCGGCCTAAAGAATATATACAATCCCAACCAAACCAGCCCGCCGGATATACAAGGGATTACCGCCGGTTACCGCCCATTAATATAACCGGCACAAAAAAACCCCCCCGCCGACTAGGGCAAGGGGGGCAAGGTTGGGGCGGGTTTATAGGGAGGATAGCAACAACCCCCGCCCCATGGGTTCGCAGGGTTCCCCCTAGTTGTTCGCGGGAGACGCGACAAGCTGCATGGCGTGGGTGAATGGGTCGACGTCGCGGTCATCAAAGGTTCGTTGAGTTACCGGCTGTGTTCCCTCGAAGATAGCCGAACCATTATCAAGATGCCCAAACCGGTTCGCGGCTGCCATCAGTTCGGGGCAATGCTTATCCAATATCGCCCGCTGGTTCAAATCCATGCAGGCAACAGCATTGTGCAAACTGCGAACAGCCCCTTGCAAAGCAAATGCGCGGGTATCAACAACGCCAACATTTAAGAGATAAGATTTAAAAGACATGGTTCGGTTCCTTTCGGTAAATGGTAAAAGAGCGGGGCAACATCACCCCGCCCTAATGTTATGACACAACCGGAATCAGGATGCAAGCCGGTAAAGTTTCCGGTATTCCCTGCGCCCGCTGCGCTTGGTTTCAATCTGGTAACCATGCCGCCGGATATCATTCATGTAAGTCATAAGGGTATGCTGACTATATCCCAGCAATCCCCGCAACATTGGGGTCGTGGTATAATCCCGCTTCAATTCGGCAATGATGCGGTAATGTCCCTTGCAAAGTGTTCGCGGGCGTTTCACCGGCTCGACTGGTGTCGCCGCTGCCGTGGCTTCTGGCAAGCTTTCAACAAGCGGCCTGCCGTGGTCGTTCCATGCCTCATAGAGACTGGCACGAAGCTTGGCCTTGGCCTTGTTTTCGGCAAGGGTCATCAGTTGTTCGCAAAGTTCCTTCATGGCCTTATCATTATCAAACTGTGTCATTTCGTGGTTCTTTCCGCCCCGCAGGGCATTGGTTGGTTTAAGCAATAAAGACCGCATATATTATAGAGATTATCAACAGCACGGTCAGACTGCGATAAATTACATAAAGGGCTTCCATCGGTTATCTTTCATATCACAAAGAAGATTAAGAAGAGCAACACGGTTTCAATCATGCTGCTAACTTTCCGGCAAAGCCCAGCCATGCCTTAGACTGTATAAGGTCACGAACAGCAATTGAGTTATCAAGCCGTTTCTTCTCTTCCCTGCCACCTTTGTTTGCATCGGGCAAATGAGTTGACCAGTGGGTTAGGGCATTAAATGCCGCCCACATTGTCTGGCCTAATTCGCGGGTTTCTTTCCCATACAGGTCTAATAAGGTCGCAAGCTTCTTTTGATTGACTTTCAATTCGTCATTATTTTCGGCAACTTTTCCCGCCTTATCTATTAAACCGGAAGCAATCAAAACATCATTAAACTGCTTTTCGGTCATGGTTTTCTCGCGGTAAAGCTGCATCGTTTCCGATTGTTCGGTCCACATATCCAAACCTAAAACGCCTTTTGTGATTAGGGCTGCGCTATTCATGTTTTTTGTATGTTTCATTTTCTGGTGATATGCCTTTTCCCCGCCAAAAACCAAGGTATTGCGGCAAAGGTCACGATAAGCCCCGCTGAACACTTGCAGCGTCCAAGTTTTATCAACACTATTAAAGATATCCAGACGACACCGGCTCACATCCTCTTGACCTGTTCTCGTCCGGCTGCGGTCGATTAAATCGTGAAAATAGATTGTCCGGTGAACACGCAAACCCTCTTGGTATATCCGGTCGCAAACTTCCACATTGCCTAGTTTACCCCGCAAACCGGAACCGCTCAAAATGTCGGATTGTTCCTGCATCAGTTTGTGGTGTGGTTTTAAGCTGTAGGTTTCAAGATTAAACGGTACAATATCAACAACCCGATTTGTGCGGATATTTTGCAAAGCGTGATATTTCATGCGCTGCATATCAACAATGCCGTTCGGGTCAGTGGTGACCGCTTCCACCGGCACCGGCTCGAAGCTGGCGAATTCATGGTAAAGACTGCAATCATTTATATCATGATGGACGCTAAAAATATCCTCGCCTTTTGCTTTAGCGTTTTCGATTGCTTTGGTTGGTATCAAATCAAACATGGTTGGTTATTCCTTCTTGTTGGTTAGCGGGACAACCCCGCCTAACTGTTATGCCACCGCCCGCCGAATCGGTCAACAATAAAAATAGATAAATAAAATGGATGCCGCCCCGCGACTCGCGACACCCGCTGCTAATACCGCACCCAATCCCCCCGAACCACCAAGGATAATTGCAAGTAACATACTAGCCCCAATCAAAAAGTTTAGCGTGGTTGATTTGTCATTTGGTCAATGCGTAACAAACAAGATTTGTTTATCCGGTGCAGACCAACACAGGGTACAGGTCGCGCACGATTCCGCCTTGCCGGTTTGTTCAGGACAAACGATAGATTTGTTTTTAACTGGCTTGAATAAGTCGGCACTGTTCGCGCTAAACTGCCAATCCGGTGCGTTACTAAAACGGACGTTGAACCGGTCACCAAACCCGCCCCGAACGGCACGAAGCGCAAGCCCGATATCGCTGTTTGGCTCATAGCCGGTAAAGCCCCAGACCGCCAAATTATCAAATTTAGATAACAGATGCTGCCAGACTGCAACATAATCAACAGAATAAAAGTCGCCTAACACATGCAACCGGACAATCACCCCTTTATAGGTGGCGCATAGTTCTTCTATCTCATTTTTTATTCGCTGTTCTAATTCGCTGCCATGCTGCAGCCGGTGCGCGAACATCATATTATTACCATAGCAATTATCCCAATGGTAACAAGAGCGGGGACAGGTGGCGCGTTCTTCTAAAGTTAAGGTGTAAATCACATAGCCCTTGAACTTGCCCTTTTTAATTACAGGCAATCTATCTTTTGAAAGCTTCGTATTTTTAGACTGCTTTAAAACCTGATTAAAACTGCCATCTTTCCTTTTATAATCCGCCAGCATTTTAACGGATTTGGGATACATGGTCACGGCTGGCTTGTTTATATCTGCCTTTTTCATCGGTTCGGGTTCCTTTGTTGGTTTGTTGATTACCTACCTTTAAGGATAATAACCGGCATGGTCAAGCCCTTTTATTTGCTGCCCTTGTTTTTTTAGATAACATTTAGGACAGGACAGCCCCGCCGATTCGCGAACCATCGCCGGTTCCCCGCAATCATCGCAACGATACGCAGGGTTTAGCGTGGTTGGTTTGTCACGTTTTAGCGTGGGTAGCTGCCCATTCTTGTTTTGCCGGAATTGCTCATGTAAGTTCCATCCCACAAACACTTTTGGATTTTAAAGTTCCTGACCTTTAACGCATGACAGCCAGACCCAAATATTTTCCAAAACAATTTATCTAGAAAGTAGCTAGACATCATTTCGTACGCAGTCATTTGGTTAGGGTGCTTTGACAGAAATTCTAGTCTATCTTGGTACGCCTGTTTGTTTTCAAACTGAAGTTTTTTGGTTATCAAGACAGGTTGCGCTGCTTCTTTTTCCTTGCGCTTTGCCCATGCCTTTTTCATGGCCTCGCTTCGTTTACGAAATTCTTTCAGGTGTTTTTCGCCCTGTTTAATAAGTTCTTTTTGCCGCTCCTCTTCCATCTTTTCCTTCAAGGGTTGCAGAGCCGCGAACGGACTAGCACCATTTGGATAATAGTTTCTCATATGTACTTACTCCAGTAGTTGTCCCAAGCTTCACGCAACATATCAGCATATTCTCTGTCGTTGTGCAAGCCCAAAAAATCGCGGTGCGGTTCCATCTCTTGCATGAACTCGCCAAAGAACTCGCAGTTGCCTATCTTACTGTTGGCAAGATACCAGAAATCTTCTTCTAGTTGCATTGCCCAAGCTTTGACCTTACCCATGCTTTTTCCTTTCGGGTTGAAATACACGAATTTTTGAAATGCCTTCGTATACTTCATCTAATTCTTTCCTGATACGCAACGCCGCTTCATACACCTCGCCACCGTTACCGTCTTGGTTAGGTAAAAGACCAGCGTTACCGTAATCTATGATGTACTTTAAGATAATTGAAATGTCGCTCATTTAGAAATCCCCGACTTCTGTTTCAAACGCATCATAATCTTCCTTGATACGCAACGCCGCTTCTTCGGCATATTTAGCCTCTTCGAACTTGGAACGTGTCGTGTGGTAAGCCATCAGCATTGCAGCAAACTCAGGGAATGTTTCCCAATCAGGTCTGCCGTGTGTATCAAATATGTAGTCAATTTCAGTGTCGAGTGCTACCAGTATGGCGTTGACTTGTTTCTTTGGTAGGTTAAGCGTTATCATCTGTCGTCTCCATCATAACCATGAAATTTGATATATTCTCTTATCTTATCTTTTGCTTCTTTAACGTGACCATATATGTCATCTAACGTGCTGTCAACTATGTCGGCATTCTCTAAGATTTTAGCTGATTCATTTAGGAACGCCAAGATATCCAAGCTGGTAAATTCAGATAGGACATGTAGGTCACCTTCACCATCACAGACATCACACTTACCATAGGTGCTATCTATCCAGCCACCGTTCGCAAAGTCTGTGACCGGTTTGTCGTATTCGGCAATGCCGCCACCGTTACAGGCGAGACAGGTTCTAATTATCGTTGCCATCGGTTGTCTCCTTGTCATTAGAAGGGAAAAGTCGTACATCCAGTCCTAGTTTGTCCGCCCTTCGTTGGAGTTCTTCGGGAATAGGTTTGCCTAGCATCTGAAGTCGCTTTGCAATAGAACCCACCCACTCCCTATTAAGGTTGTCGTAATTACTCATCGGTTATCTCCTGTACTCTCAACACTTTGGTATTTTCACCACCGACTAAGCCCACCATATCTATCTGGGCTTTTATCTGTGCCTCATATTCTGTGTTAGCGTGGACAATAACTTCACGAGTTGTTGTCGCCTCTACCTTAACTTCCCAAGTTCTTTCAGACATATTAATACTCCTTCAATGTATCTATTACCAGATAAATAACTATAGCTAAACTCACCACCAGATACCCTATAACAAACAGGTCGTCCATTCCCACGTCGGGCATTTGGTTACCTAAACAAACCAAAGTCTGGCAGTCAAGCATAATATCTGCCTTCCCAGTCTTTTATCTTGAACTTGTATTGCATAGCCCTCCTACGGCTACAAACAATAATACCACCAACCCAGACCTCGTTGTCTGCAACCCTCACGCGGCGTAATCTTTCACCGTGTACCTTGTCGGCTGCATCTAGAGCAAACGAACTGGATGGGTGCGGGTTGCTGACTATCGGTCTGGTGAACGGATGCTGGATAACGTACCATGAGGGATTAGCCATTATCCCTGCTCCCGCACATCAAAGTTAAACTCGTGGCGCAACCTGTCTTTTGCATCAGATAGTTCTTGTAGGTCGTGGGCAGTAACAGCTTTGATACCGCCCATGTCAGGATACAAAGCAGTCTCTAGAATCTCGTCTAGCAACTCATATACCTTGATGACAGCAACCCGCTGGTCGAGGGACAACTTTGCTATGCGGTTACGGCGTTGGATGCGGTCTTTTTCACGCAAGGCTGCGAAGTAAGCAATGCGTTCATCAGGTGTCATGTTCTCTAGTTTCTTAGCCATTTCATTTCTCCATCGGCTGTTGATTAGTAACCAATATCGGAAACAAAAAAGGGTGTCAACAAAAAAAAACGAGGCCAGAAATAAATCTGACCTCGCTTCCCAACCAACCAAGGAAACAAAGGGTAACCACTCCCCTTGCTTTTACTAAGAGTGCAGAGTAATCGCCATGAGGCAATCTGTTCTAACTCTTTTTATGCAGCGTGTTACCACGCTCAAAATCCTGTTGTTTCGGTCACTTTTCAGCGACATTCTCCACTTCAGGACTATGCTACCCTACGAACTTAAATTTAAAGTACAGACATTACTGTCACGCTCCATAATTTAAGCAACCTCGTAAGGTGTCCCTAGTTTTACCAGCTTCTCACGGTTGTTGTCAAGCCACTTTCTGCAATCATTTTCACTTTTTCCCACGAACACGGAAATGTCCATTAAGTAATCTACACAATTCTTTTTCTTCACCTGTTCGCGGTCAGTCTCTCCGATTCGAACAGATGATATCGGTGCGTTGACAATCCACGAACCATCTTTGCGTTGCCATACTTCGATGGTAGGTTTCTTAGTCTGTATAGATGTTTGGGTCATTATCTTCATCCAATGCTTCAATGTAAAGTTCGATTGCGTCACGCATTAAATCACCTACACTAACTTGCTCCAAGCTTTTCTTTTGCAATCGTGCAGCGTGTCCTGCTAGACTGTCATATTGTTCGACAGACATTAACAGGTTATACGTCTTCGTTGGGTCAGGTATCTTTGCCGGTCTTCCCATCATTCATTTCCTTCTTTGCAAGTTTATCTAATTTAGATTTCTTTTTATCTGGGACAGTTTTATGTTTGTATTTTTTATCCCTTAATAGTTTAGCTATAGGGTTTATTTTAATATTAAAAGACATAATAGGGTTCCCTATATGGTTACTGTTCATAATGCGTATCATGCCTGTCAAGCGTTCGTCAACAAAAAAATGTAGTTGACACGATTTTTATTGTGGGTTATTTGTCGGGGCATAGGAGAAGCCCATGACAGCTTGGCTAAAAGATTATGTGAACGGTTTGACAATTGCACCGGAAGGTCGTCTACGGATGGATTGCCCTGCGTGTGCCAAGAAGAATACCTTTAGCGTTTCAGATACAAATGGCGAACGCCTATGGTTTTGTTTTCATGCAGACTGTGGAGTTCGTGGACGGACTGGTTTCCGAATCAGAAACGATACACCCTACCATCCCCTGCTGAAGAAGACGATGCCAGTTCGCGAACCCCTTTGCGAACAAGAGTTTCAGCTTCCTGATACCGTTGTCCCTGTGTCGCGCAGTGAAGAAGCCGTGCGATACTTGAAGAGGGTCAATGCCTATGATGCGTACCTTGCTGGTCGTGTCGATATTCGTTATGACTTCCGCATGAACCGTGTTGTTTATCTGATTAAAGATGGTAGGCGAACAGTTGATGCGGCAGGTCGTAGTTTAGTTAATGCCAAACCAAAATGGTGGAGATATGGAAAATCAGGTAATCCTTTCGTTTGCGGCTCCAGCCGTGTCGGAGTTATTCTGGAAGACTGTGCTAGTGCTTGCAGTGTATCTAGTTTTCTTTCGGGGATAGCCCTCTTGGGAACCAACCTACAAGACAGTCACTTGCCAACTTTGCGTCAGTATGATAGATTGCTGGTCGCTTTGGACAAGGATGCTACAAAGAAAGCCCTCGAACTGGTTCGCAGGCTGCAGGCTATACGGCCTACTAATTTAATTGTTTTAAACAAAGATGTGAAAGATATGACCAATGATGAACGACACTCAACCTTCGAGAAATATATCAATTGAACTGCAGGTTCTGGGATTCATTTTAAACAATGATTTCTATAACAAGGTAAAGAACATTATATCCCGCGACATGTTCGAGGGACGCTATGCAACCCTGTTCGATACCATCACTTATGCCCACAAGAACTACGCCACGAACCTGTCGCGTGACCAGTTGGATTCCCTGTTCATGGACAGGAACCCTGCTATGCCTCACAGTGCAAAGCAAGAAGTCTTTGAAATCATTAGCCAACTTAGCGAACACGTTAGTGAAGCAGGTGACCTAGAGTTAGACGTGACCAAGAACTTCTGGGTTCGTGACCGTGCAAGACAGATTGGGGAGAAGGCTATTGCCATCTTCACTGGTGAGTCCGAACACTTTGGCGAACTCAAGACCCTGATTGATATGGTCGAAGATGGTCGCATGTCCGACAAGACAACCTACAGTGAAATGGACAAAGACTTTGTTCAGCTAATGGAAGAAGAGGTTGGCGAACCAGACTTTCCATTCACTTGGGACTTGATGGCAGAACACCTTGGCGGTATGGACAGAGGTAACCTTGGGATTATCTTTGCCCGCCCCGAAGTGGGGAAGACAACCTTCTGTGCCTTTGTTGCCGCTAGTTACGTCAAGCAAAAACATAAGGTAGTCTATTGGGCGAACGAGGAACCGGCAGAAAAGATAAAGCTAAGAATTATCCAAAGCTTCTTTGGCTTGACACGAGAGGAAATGGCTGCAGGTGCGGATGCCTTGTCCCATCGTTACGCAGAAGAGATTGCCCCATACCTCACTGTGATGGATTCGGTTGGCACATCAATGGAAGAGCTAAACGAATACGCCCAGCTAAACGAACCGGACGTAATGTTCTGTGACCAGCTAGACAAGTTCAAGGTATCTGGTGAGTTCAACCGTGGGGATGAACGCTTAAAGGAAACATATGTCGTGGCTCGTGAGATTGCCAAGCGTAACAAACTACTGGTGTGGTCAGTTAGTCAGGCAAGCTTTGAGGCACATGACCGTCAGTTCATCGACTATGCTATGCTAGACGGTTCGCGAACCGGTAAGGCTGGCGAGGCAGATGTTATCATCGGTATCGGCAAGACCGGTACGTCAGAAGAAGAGAACACCACACGGCACATCTGCATTTCAAAGAACAAACTCAATGGTTGGCACGGTATGTTTACCAGCCACATTGATGTGCAGCGGGGGGTGTATTACTAATGAATGTCTTGACCTTTGACGTGGAAACAACCCACAAGCCCAAAGCCAATGGTTCGACAACTGCCTTGCCATACTTCGGAAACTCTTTAGTTTCAAACGGTTACAAGTGGTTGGGCGAGCAGCACGTCCACTATCACTGCTATTACCACAGTGTTCGCGAACCGCATGAGTTCGCCTTCGAACTGTTCCAAGCTGCTCTTGACAAAGCCGACGTGGTTGTGGGACAAAACATAAAGTTTGATTTATCTTGGATTCGCGATTGCGGGTTCGTTTATGAGGGACACGTATATGATACAATGGTTGCAGAATATATTCTTGCCCGCTCCCAGAGGTGGCCTCTTTCACTTGCTGCTCTTGCAGAAAAGTATAGTGATGTGCAAAAAGAGAAAGACCTCGTTGCGCCGTACTTTAAAGAAGGCAAAACATTCTACGACATACCTTGGGAAATAATAGAAACGTATGGAAAGGCTGATGTCATTTCCACAGAGCAAGTAGCCCTTGCACAACTCGAAGCCTTTGGCACTACATTTGAGGAACTATTCAATGAACAACCAAACACTCTTGCCCACTTTGCGTCTGTCGCTTGAGATGACAGATGTGCTGTCCCGCATCGAACGGAACGGCATCAAGATTAATAGACAAACACTATCTGACATTCGCCGCGAATACGAGGATGAACTGTTTACCCTCGAACGGCGGCTACAAGAACTGGCTGCGGAAGCTATGGGTGACACCCCCATCAACCTCGACAGTCCAGATGACCGTTCCAAGCTGTTCTATTCCTGTAAGGTAAAGGACAAGTCCCGCTGGGCTGGTCTGTTTAACTTGGGTCACGAGATTCGCGGTGCAGGACGCAAACCAAAACGCCGCACACGGATGAGTCGTGCCGACTTCAAACGCAACGTTGTAAACGAGACGGATGTACTATTCAAGACCCGTGGCAGTCAGTGTACCGATTGCGGCGGCGTAGGACGCTATACAGCCCGCAAGAAGGATGGAACACTAGGTAAGGCTATTAGAATCTGTAAGCCCTGTCAGGGAGCCGGTGTGCGCTATACATCGACTGGTCAGGTTGCAGGGTTCAAGCTGGTTCCTCGTGACCCCTACGATGTGGCTGCCGCAGGATTCAAGACAGATAAAGAAACCCTAGAGAGTATGTTCACATCCCTGAGAGGAGAAGCCCGTGAATTTGCAGAAGCTTATATCAGATACAGTGCGGTTCGCACCTACCTTCGTTCGTTTGTCGAGGGCATGGAAAACAATATGGATGGCGAGGGTTTTATACACACAGAATTTATGCAGTGTGTTACGGCGACGGGTCGCCTTTCGAGCCGCAATCCTAACTTTCAGAATATGCCACGAGGTACTACCTTCATTATACGGCGGGCTGTTGAAAGCAGGTTCGAGGGCGGTTCGATACTCGAAGGGGATTATGCCCAGCTAGAGTTCAGGGTAGCTGGTTTCCTTGCAGATGATGAGGGTATCAAGACTGATGTGGATGCCGGTACAGATGTACATAGCTATACTGCCAGTGTCATAGGGTGTTCGCGGCAAGATGCCAAGGCTCACACATTCAAACCTTTGTATGGCGGTGTGTCTGGTACAGATGACCAGAAACGATATTACAATGCGTTCAAGGAAAAGTATAACAATGTTACCAAGTGGCACGAACATCTGCAGAAACACGCGGTAACCAAGAAGTACATCCAGCTTCCTTCGGGCAGGCAATACGCTTTCCCGCATGCAAAGTGGACAGACTGGGGTGCAGCAACAGACCGCACCGCCATCTGCAACTATCCGGTTCAAGGGTTTGCAACTGCTGACCTGCTGCCTATGTCCTTGATTATGTTAGATAAACGAGTTCGCGAACTAAACCTGCGTTCGGTTATCTGCAACACGGTTCACGATTCCATCGTCATGGACGTGTATCCCAGCGAGGAAAAAAAATGTATTGACGTGATGGCTGAATGTATGTTAGCTATCCCGTTGGAATCAAAGAATAGGTATGGGATTACCTATGATATGCCAGTTGGAATCGAACTAAAAATGGGTAAAAACTGGCTTGACTTGGAAGAGGTATTAACTGTATAATCCCTTTACGCTTAACACTCATAGAAAAGGAATCTACGATTATGAGTAACGAACTTGAAATGTTAAATGATGAAATGAACACCTACCTGACAGCATTCCAGTCAGGCAATAAAGAAGCACTCATGGAGATGAGTGGACAGGCTGACCCAAACAACAAGCCTAAGATGGGTTTGCCTAGATTGAATATTAATTATGACACAGAAACAGATGATGGCACGTTGCTGCGGCGCGGTGCATGGCGCATCTGGAACGGTTCAGCCCCTGTCTACTCAGACAAGGTACAAATCCGCCCCTTGCTGCGAACCTTCGAGTGGTCTGTATGGGACCAAGAGGAAGGTAAGTTCTCCTGTAAGTCTGTGCAGAAGCGAAAGCTAGCTGGTGAATTCCCTGATACATTGGGCGGTAATAAGTGTGGTCGTCTGTCACGTCAAGAAGAAGAAGCTCTTGGACAGGATGACCCTCGTGTGTTGTTGAGCCGTTCAGTTAGCTGTAATCAGGTAATCTACGGAATCATTGACGCACCTGAAGCAGCATACGCAGATGGTACTGTAGCACCTGTAGAGCAAATGCCGTTCATGGCATACTTCAAGCGTTCTGGATACCGTCCTGTAAATGACTTCATTCAGAAGCAGCTTACAGACCGTAAGATTCTGATGCACAATGCTCTGATTGAACTCACAACAGAGAAGCAAAAGAACGGCGGTGTAATCTACTGGACACCAAAACTTTCACTCGTGAAAGAGGTGACGGATACAGATGCTGACAAAGCCTTGATGAAAGACTTTGCTGATACTGTCAACGCACACAATGAGTCTGTGTTCGCTGAGTACAAGAACGCTCAAAAGGCAGCAGCATCATCAGCAGACATTGACCTGTCAGCACGGTTAGCTGGCTAGCATGATACAACTCGTAGAAGTCCAAGACTTCCTACAGAAAGCGGGGCGGGGAGAGATTGACTCTTCTCGCCTCGAACATCTGATAGAACAGTTTGGCGAGGATTGTAAAGCAGCAATGCGAAAGCAGTTCTCTAGTAGGGGAGACTACCGGGTTCGTATGTCTGGTGTAGGTCGCCCTTTGTGTCAACAGCAACTTGAGAAACAGGGCAACAAACAAGATGTTGCCTACAATGATATCGTGCGGTTCGCAACTGGTGACCTTTTAGAAGCCTTTGCAATTCTTGTGATGCGGGCTGCAGGATTAGACGTGGTTGCGGAACAGAAGAAGTGTTCCCTCGAACTGGGTGGACAAACCGTCAACGGAACCCTAGACATCATCTTGAACATCGATGGTGAAGAAGAAGTCTGGGATATCAAGACAGCAAGCCCGTGGTCTTTCGACAATAAATTTTCTGGGCGCGGTGGTTACGATGTCATCAAAGAAGATGACCCCTTTGGTTATGTCATGCAGGGACACTTATATGCTGAGTCAGAAGGTAAGCGGTTCGGGGGATGGATTGTAATCAACAAATCCACAGGTGAGTGGGATTTCGTAGAGGCACCCCGCGAACAGTCTGAAGACCGCAAGGCATACCTTGAGGATGCGAACAAGCGTGTTGAGGCTATTGTCAATGACGCACCGTTCAAAATACCGTTCCAGTCTGTTCCTGAGACAGTCACAATAGACAGGCAGAAAACAGAGACAGGTAATCGCTTGATGCCCAAGACCTGTACCTTCTGTTCTTTCAAAACAAAGTGCTGGAAGAATGCAGAGCTAGCTCCTAAGATAACATCTAAGGCGCGGTTCAAACCACACGTCTGGTACACAAAGCTTGTCAAGCGGGAACTAGACTGATGCCGGTATTGTACACACGTGAGTACCCCCACGAACTGTTCGACTTGAATCCGCAGCTTTACTGTGTGTTCGTAGAGTCACATGAACGTCGTGGGGGTGGTCGTTCTACTGTACGGGTTCGTGGCTTGGAAATATCTTTGCCACTCACTTTACGAGACAATTTCTCAACAGACGGTTCTTTGAAGTCAGACACAGAAACACGAGACATAAAACTTATCGAAGAGGAATTTCAGAACATTGTTCATCACTTGCGACAGGGGTTGGTAGTATGTCTGCCGACAATGGAAATCTCAAAAGAAATATCGCAGTTAGAAAGACGGTCCCCAAAAGTAGGACAGTATCTGTTAAAAAGGCTAGAAGGGGTGAAGGCGGGATTTCCGCTGCTAGGATTATGAGACAAACACGTTACCGTTCACAGTTCGAGATTAACCTTGCTAGGTCGTTAGCCGACAAGAAAGTTAACTTCGAATATGAACAGGCAAAGCTACAGTACATTCCCAAGCCGCGAACATATACGCCAGACTTCTATCTTCCTGAACAGAACATCTACATAGAAGCCAAGGGTCATTTGGATAAGGGAGATAGGGTAAAGATGCAGCTAATCAAGCAGCAGTACCCTGACTTAGATATTAGGTTTGTATTTGTTAGAGCCACAAACAAGATTTACAGAGGTAGCAAGACTAGCTATGCTGACTGGGCAAATCGTTATGGCTTTCCATGGGCTGAAGGTAGTGTACCAGAGGAGTGGTTAAAAGATGGCGGATGATAAGGATTATGAGATTACAAGCCTGTTACCTGATAGATGGTACGTTATCCTGAAGCGGACAGAAGAAGATTCTTTTACAATGAGTGCCTATGACACAACCCCCATGCCTGATGATGACGATGACTTTATGGATGCGGGGTTCGTGGCTCAACAAGGAATCATTGAATTGCTAGAGAATGATTTCGATAGACTAATACAGGCAGGGCTTGCCCGTATCTCCTTCTTGGAAATGAAAGAGACAATCATGGTAGAGTTGGAAGAAGAGGGCGTTGAGCTAGAGTCTCGTGACCGCGTAACAGGTCGAGATGAAAACGTAGTTAAAGTTGATTTTGGAACGAAGCAATGAAATTAGATGAATATCAGATGCGGGCAGAAAGCACCGCAGTTTATCCGCAAGAATATAATGTTCTATATCCGACACTGGGTTTAGCAGGGGAAGCAGGCGAGGTTGCTGACAAGGTGAAGAAGCTTGTTCGCGACGGTGAACCCCATCTTTTTTACAAAGATGATATTGCAAAGGAACTAGGAGACGTGTTATGGTACGTTGCAATTCTTGCAAGAGACTTAGGATACAGCTTAGAAGAGGTCGCGCAGCGCAACTTAGACAAGCTAGAGGACCGCAAGAATCGCAACATGTTGCAAGGCAGCGGAGACGACAGATGAGACACGAGGCATACATGAAGTGTATGGAAGATGAAAACGAACAGGCCGGTAAGATGGCCTATGGCGGCGTTGATATGGTCAACAGTCCGGCACACTACAACGCATCAGGGCTAGAGTGCATAGATGCAATCCAAGCTGCAACCCTTGACGGGTTCGAATATTACTTGCAGGGAAACATAATGAAATACCTTTGGCGATATCGTTACAAGAATGGTAACGAAGATTTGAAGAAAGCGCAGTGGTATTTAAATAAATTATTAGAGGTTCGAGGAGAGAACAAATGAGCAACCAACTACCCACACCATATCAACAATTCATTCACAAGTCACGCTATGCTCGCTGGATAGATAGCGAACAGCGCAGAGAGAACTGGGGCGAAACTGTAGACCGCTACATATCTTTTATGCTCGAACAGGTAAAAGGTAAGTGCGGTGTAGAACTGCCTACGTCTGTTCGCGAAGAAATCGAGGAAGGTATCCTGTCCCTGAAGGTGATGCCATCGATGCGGGCAATGATGACTGCAGGCCCTGCCCTTGCACGAGATAATGTCTGCGGCTACAACTGTAGCTACATTCCTGTAGACAACCCTCGTGCCTTTGATGAGTGCATGTACATCTTGATGTGCGGTACCGGTGTTGGTTTCTCTGTAGAGCGTGAAAACGTAGACAAGCTACCTGTAGTTAGCGACAACTTTAATTATTCAGATACTGTAATCAAGGTAGGTGACAGCAAGCCCGGATGGGCAAAGGCACTTCGCGAACTGATTGGCTTACTCTATGCAGGACAAGTTCCCTCGTGGGATATGTCAGGTGTTCGTGAAGCTGGTGCGCGATTAAAGGTTATGGGTGGACGTGCCAGTGGTCCGCAGCCCCTTGCTGACCTATTTAACTTTACTGTTGAGATATTCAAGAAGGCACAGGGTCGCAGACTGTTCCCGATTGAGTGTCATGACTTGATGTGTAAGATTGGTGAGATTGTGGTTGTTGGCGGGGTTCGCCGCAGCGCACTCATCAGCTTGTCGAACCTCAACGATGACCAGATGGCACACGCTAAGTCCGGTATGTGGTGGGAAACAGAACCGCAGCGGGCATTGGCGAACAACTCTGTGTCTTACAAGACAAAACCTGAGATGGGTACGTTCATGCGCGAATGGCTTGCCCTGTACGACAGTAAGTCTGGTGAGCGTGGTATGTTCAACCGTGAGGCTGCTGATAAGCAGGTTGCTCGTAATGGTCGTCGTGAGACAGGCCACATGTGGGGTACGAACCCTTGTTCTGAGATTATCTTGCGGGGTTACCAGTTTTGCAACCTGTCAGAAGTAGTGGTTCGCGAAATGGATTCCTTGGAAGACCTGAAGACAAAGGTTCGAGTAGCTACCATTCTTGGAACCTTACAATCAACCCTAACTGATTTCAAATACTTGAGGAAAATATGGAAACACAACACAGAGGAAGAGCGTTTGTTAGGCGTGTCCTTGACTGGTATCATGGACCATCCCGTTTTATCCAAAAATGTAGACAGCAAGCGTTGGCTAGAAGAGATGCGCGAAGTCGCAGTGGAGACAAACAAGGAGTTTGCGAACATGCTTGGAATCCCGCAGTCGGCTGCAATCACCTGTGTAAAGCCGTCGGGTACTGTGTCACAACTGGTGGACGCAGCAAGTGGGATACATGCAAGGCACAACGACTACTTCATCAGAACCGTTCGCGGCGATAACAAAGACCCGTTGACACAGTTCCTTGTTGAAAGCGGTGTCCCTGCAGAGCGTGACGTTATGAAGCCCGACTCAACAACTGTCTTTAGCTTCCCAATGAAATCACCTGATGGTGCCGTTACGCGAACACAGATGACTGCTGTTGAGCAGCTAGAGTTGTGGAAAACATATGCCATTCACTGGTGCGAACACAAACCGTCTATCACTGTGTCTGTCAAGGAACACGAATGGATGGACGTAGGTTCGTGGGTCTATGAAAACTTTGACGTTGCCTCTGGCGTGTCATTCCTTCCTCACAGTGACCACACGTACCAACAGGCTCCATATCAGGACATCGAACCTGATGAGTACCTAGAATGGAAGCAGCGCATGGAAGTTGTCACGATTGACTGGGATAAGTTGTCTGAGTTCGAAAAGGAAGATAACACCAGTGGTTCGCGGGAACTAGCCTGTACAGCAGGGGTCTGTGAAGTTGTTGACCTGAGTGCAGCATGAACTGCTGGCACTGCCAAACAGAACTCATTTGGGGTGGAGACATCGACATAGAGTCGGAAGAATTTTTGATGGAAACAAATTTGTCTTGCCCCAACTGTGACTCTATGGTATTTGTATACTTGCCACGAACAGAGGGAGATGGTGATGAATAGCATGGAACCACAGATGTGTGACCGCAAGAAGTTTGATATTGACTTGTCTTATGGTAAGGTTCGCGAACAGCAGGTTGCTGATATGCTGACCAACAAGAAGATTGAGGTGAAGTCTGAGCGGGGTATGTGGATGCGTACAGGGAATATTGCCATTGAGTACGAATCATATGGCAAGCCCAGCGGTATAGAAGCAACTGAAGCAGACTACTGGTTCCACAATCTGTGCATAGGGGATGAGACTTTTGCAACCCTTGTGTTTGACGTGCCGTCCCTCAAACGAATCATAGATAATTTAGATTACAAAAAATCCGTGAACGGCGGAGACAACAACGCATCACGGATGTACCTTCTGAATCTACAGAAGTTGTTTTCAACAGATGTAATTAAGGCGTATAAAGATGAGCAACAAGCATCCTAAAGCTGAACTGTTCAAGTTCACGGCACACATGAACGACAGGGGCAATATAGAGTTGGACATGGACTCTGTAGACCCTGAACAGTTTGCCCGCCTAATGGAAAAAGACTTGCCTACGTATGAAGGAACCTTCAAGGTAGCAAGTCTTTTGCGTTATTTAAAGTCTGTAGGAGACGAGATGATGGAGAAGTCTAGCCGCTATATTTAGGCGGCTTCTTCTTCTTTTGGCTCTAAGCCTTTTAATTCCGCGTCAATTCTATCGCGAATGGCTTTGAGGTATTTAACACGAGCAGCATCTTGCTCCTTCTTTATTTCCTGAATTACAGCTTCACTAACAACCATAACGGGGCTGCGGTTGTAAAAGTTCAGGATATCAGTCAAACCGTACATGATTCTCTCCATTGGTTTGTTGTTGGTTTTGTTGCCATATGGGAGTTCGCGAACCTTTTGTCAACCCTTTTTGTGTGTTTCTTGCACAGTAAATTTAGCCCGTAAACTAGACCCCTTGTGACGCTTATAGCCGTCCTTGGGGTTTTTCATTAGCTGATACCCGCTACCCTTTTTCATCCAGTGGTAGCCTCGTGGGGCTAGAACTGTTTTGTTTTTAGGAGCCATTCTTTTTGGTCTTTCCACCGTACATCATGCCCACCATCTTTTTGTCTACAGGGGGCTGCATACCAGCTTGTTCGCGGGGTTGCATTGGGTTGAACGATGTCATCATCTTGTTTTCAGATGCCATTGGGCTGCGAACCATTGAGCCATAGGCATAGCCCTTGGTTTTGCCGCCACGAGCCATG